TTTTTGTTAACACCCGCGCAAAAATAAATGTACTAAATTTTAGACTATATTTGTAAATATGAAAGGAAGGCCACGAATACCAACCGAAATTAAGATTTTAAAGGGAACCGTCGAGCGCAGCAGGGAATTGCTAGCTCCGATGGTTGTAGAATTAAGCGAAGGCGTGCCACAACCTCCAGCGCACTTAAACGCTTTGGGCTTTGAGTATTGGGATATCACTTGCAAGGAGTTAAAAAACAATCATTTGTTAACAGGCGTTGATCTTGGATTAGTTGCCGGGTACTGCAACGAGTTAGGACTTTATAAAAAAGCCTGCGGAATAACCGAGCAAGAGGGCGAAGTTGTGTTAAATCGTTTCGGTGATAAAGTTATTAGCCCCTGGTACGATGTTAGAAGCCGGGCACTTAAGCAAGCTACACAAATGGGGCAACTATTTGGAGTTACGCCAAGCGCACGCGGCAAGATTGAAACAGGCAAGAGCGCACCAGTATCTAAATTGGAACTTTTACAAAAATCAAAAATAGCATGAAAAAGAAAATCGAAACAACCGAGCTAGTCGAATTGACGGAAGGCGTAACCTTTAGGGTTGAGCCAAGCGGCTTGCATTTTATCGTTAGCCGTAATCAAGGCAGCGGCTTTAAGCCTTGTGGAAAGGACGGGCTTTGGAGTTCCACGCCGCACCTTTACAGAAACCAATATCTCGCACAATTAGCTTTAGATTTTTTCTTTGCGAATAGCTGAGCAATATATTGACGACGTAGTAAGCGGGCGCGTAATTGTGTGCGAACACGTGAGCAACGCTGTGAATAGGTATTTAACAGACCGCGCAAGCGGTTGGGGTTTTTCCGAGAACTACGCGCAGCACGCTATCGACTTTATAGAACAGCTCGAGCACAGCACGGGCGACTATGCGGGCAAGCCGTTTAAGTTAGAAGGGTGGCAGGCATTTATAATTTGGAATCTGTTTGGCTTTTTAAACCCAGACGGCTCGCGAAGATTTACGCGGGCTTATGTAGAAGTACCTCGAAAAAATGGTAAATCTACTTTTAGCTCGGCGGTTATGCTTTACGGCTTAATGGCTGACGGGGAGAGCGCAGCGCAAGTTTATAGCGCAGCTACAAAATTAGACCAAGCCATGATGGTATTTGCAGAAAGCGTAAGGGTTTGCCAAAATGCAAGCTGGCTATCTGAGGCGCTGACAGTTAACAACTCTGTAAACAATAGGCGGATACTTTACGGGCAAAGTATCTATAAGCCCCTCGAGTGGAACCCTAGCAAACAGGACGGACTAAATACGCACTTTGCAGTAATTGACGAATACCACGCGCACCCTAACGACGAACTTTATAACGTACTCCGCAACTCAATGGGGGCTAGACGCCAACCGTTGTTATTTACAATTACCACGGCGGGCTTTAATCGTGAGTCGCCGTGTTATAAACATCGCAATTACTGTACTTCGGTTTTATCTGGGGCTATTGTAGACGATGCTTTGTTTTCGGTTATTTATACTTTGGATGAGGGCGACGACTGGACCGACTCGGCGAACTGGGCCAAGGCTAACCCTAACTGGGGGGTTTCGGTTTATCCGCGTCAGTTAGAGCAGGCGCTAACCGAGGCTAAGGAATTTGTACACAAAGAAGTTGAATTTAAAACTAAGTTGTTAAATGTGTGGACCGACACGGCTTTAACTTGGATTAATGACGGCACTTGGATGGAATGCGCCGAGTTGCAAAAACTAGACGGGATTTGTTACGGAGGTTTGGATTTGGCGAGCACTGGAGACTTTTGCGCGTTTACTTTATACTTTCCCGAATACTCGGCTATTCGTACTTGGTATTTTTTACCAAGCGAGGCAGCCTATAAAAGAAAGGACGCAGCAGGGGCTTCTATTAGGCAATGGATTGCAGACGGCCAGATAATTGCAACCGAGGGCAACGTAACGGATTATAATTTTATTAAGGCTCAGATAGTAGAACTTGCGCAGGAGTTTGAAATTAAAGACATAGCTTACGACCGCTTTAACGCTTCGCAGCTTGTAATTGATTTACAAAATGAGGGCTTGCAAATGTATCCCTTTGGACAGGGCTTCATATCAATGAGCAGCCCGACTAAGGAACTGGAGCGACTAGTAAAGGACGGCAGGCTTAAACACGATGGCAACCCCGTTACCCGTTGGATGATGGGCAATGTATTGCTAACAAGCGACCCAGCGGGAAATATTAAGATTAACAAAGCAAGGAGCGGGGATAAGGTCGACGGGCCTGTATCTATTGTAATGGCATTGGGCACGGCTATGCAAGACGCTGCCAAAGAAAAAAATTCAGACTTTTGGTTTATATCGCTATGAGATTTGTTGACGACTTTATGAATAAGTATTATTTTAACCTCCCTAAGTTTCGCACTTATGAGGACGCCTACAACGCAACCGAGGCCGAGTATCTGGAAAGGTACGGAGTAACTCGTTATAAAAACTACGACGTATTTCGCTCGGCCCTCAGCAGGTGGCTAGCCCAAGGTCGGAATAAATAAGATTTGTTAACATGGCAAAATTAAAGCAGTTGTAATTTGCACCGATGAATTTAAGATTTTGGGAACGGAAAACAGAAAAAAGGTCAATGCTATCGCAACCTGCGGACTGGTTTGTTAATACCTTAAACAATGTATTTGGCTACCAAACTAAAAGCGGGCAAGCTGTAAATAATACAACGGCTTTAGGCATTGCATCCGTGCACGCTTGCGTTAGAGTTATTGCGGACGGGATAGCAGGCCTAGGCTTAAAGTTGTATAAAGACGATGGGCAGAACAGAGACCAAATTATAATCCACTACGCCACAGCTTTAACTAATGAGCCCAACGCTTACCAAACTAAATATGATTTTACTAAGTACATGACTAGCCACCTAGCACTAACTGGCAACGCATACGCTTTTATTAATCGCGACGTTAGGAATATCGGCATAGAGTTGCACCCAATCGCGCCGCAGTACGTTACTCCTGTTATGCAGGACGGCCTTTTGTTTTACAAGACTACACTGGCAGGCTACCCTCCAATGATACCCGCTACTGAAATGCTACACTTTAAAGGAATGTGTGGCGATAATCCGCTAATAGGTTTAAGCCCAGTAGTATTGCACGCGGAAACTTTAGGTATTGACTTGGCAGCAATAAGCCAGAGTGCAGGAGTTTATAAAAATGGGGTATTGAAATTTTTGTTAACTTCAGACTCACAAATTAAAATAGACCAAGCTGGGCCTTTGAAAAAATCCCTCGACGATGTTATAGACGGAGCCAGCCGTAGCGCTGTTATGCCCAATGGCATTAAGATGGAAAAATTAAGCCTTAGCCCTGAAGAGGCGCAGTATTTGGAAACCCGTAAATTTTCCAGCGAGGAAATTGCGCGGATTTTTGGAGTGCCCGCTTCAATGATTGGAGCTAGCGCAGGGATAAAGTCCAGCGTTGAACAGGAGTACCAAGATTTTTACGCGCGTACTTTAATGAGCTACGCAATTAACATCGAGCAGGAATTAGCCCGCAAGTTGTTAACGGAAAATGACAAGCTAACTTATTACTTTAAATTTAATTTTAACTCACTATTGAGAGCCTCCGCTAACGAGCGAGCAGACTATTATAATAAAGGCATCCGCGGCGGCTGGCTTTCTAGAAACGAGGCAAGACTTTACGAGGACGTAAACGGTTTTAACGGTGGCGACGAATATTTAATCGAAGCCAACTTAATGCCTAGCAGTCAGATTAACGAGTATATGGATGCGAAGATTGCAAACCTTATGGCTACGGCAGATAAAAATAATAACCCCGACGGCGTAAATAATCAAACAATAAATTAAAATGAAACAAGAGAAGCGGACCTACACAGGCACAGTTAACTTTAGAGCAGCAGGCGAAGGCATGCCGACAGAGGTGGGCGGAATTGCTGCCGTTGTAAATTCAGTTACAGACCTTGGGTACTTTGAGGAGGTTATAATGGCTGGAGCGTTTGACAACGCTTTAGCGAAAGAGTACGATATTCGTTGTTTATTTAACCATGAAGCCGACCTAATTTTAGGCCGTACAAAAGCAGACACTTGTAAAGTATTTGTAAATGGAGACGGAAATTTAGAATATACTTGGATGCCAGACTATGAGAACCCTACGCACATGTCAGTAGTGCGCAGCATTATGCGCGGAGACATTACGCAGAGCTCATTTGCTTTTACAATCAAAGAGCAAACTTGGACAGAGTCGGCAAAATATGGCACAATGGGCAAGCGTTCAATTACAATGATTGACAGTCTTTATGATGTTAGCCCCGTTACTTATCCTGCTTATGAAGATACAGAGGCAGACGCTCGTAGCATTGCAGCAATAAGAGACCAAGAGCTAGAAATTGAAGCCGCAAAACAAAGCCAAGTCAGCGCGGATATTTTAAAACTTGCTTTAGCCAGATACACAAACTATTAAAAAAACAAAAATCATGAATAAAATTAAAGCCCTAAAAGAAGAGCGTGGACGTTTGCTCGGCGAATTGTCTACCTTGCAGTCAACTATCGAGCGCGAAGCGCGTTCTATGGCTGACACTGAAACCAACCGCTTAAGCGAAATCGAAGCCCGTTTAGGCGCGATTAAGTCAGAGGTTGAAACCCTAGAGAAATTGCAAAACCTTGCAGCTCAAGCCGCAGGCCACAGCGCAAGCCGTAGCGAGGAAAAAGAAAAGTCAGAAATGGCTAAAGAGTACAGCTTTAAGCGCGCAATGGAAATGGCTATTACTGGTCGCCGTGAAGGTGTCGAGGGCGAATTTTCTGCAATCGGTGGCGCGGAGTTCCAGCGTTCAGGCGTTAGCGTTTCTGCTCACTCTATCAAAATCCCATCTGAAGTATTTAAGCGCGATATGACTGCAACAGGCGGTTCTTCAGGTTCTGAAGGTGGCGTAAATATCCAAACTTCAGTAGGTTCTATTATCGACATTTTGCTACCTAAAACTGTTTTAGCAGGTTTGGGCGTTCAGCGTTTGAGCGGGTTGGTTGGAAACTTGGATTTACCAACTGCTAGCACTTTGCCTTCAGCAGGTTGGAATACTGAAAACGGTTCTGCTACTGAGAAGAGCCCAGCATTTAGCAAAATCACTTTGAGCCCTAAGCGTTTGGCTGCCTATATTCAGGTATCTAACCAGCTTATGCTACAATCTAGCAACTCTATTGACGGGTACGTACGTAATTGGTTGCTTAATGCTATGGCCCAATCTTTGGAAACTGCTGCTATTAAAGGCGGTGGTTCTAACGAGCCTACTGGTATTATCGCAAACGCTAACGTTAACGTAACTTTTGCAGGTGGTGCAGCTTCAAACGGAACTAACGCTAACGGTGCAGCTCCAATTTGGGCCGACGTTGTTAACTTGATGAAAGCAGTTGAAAACGCTAACGGTAACGGGGTTGCTTACTTGACTAACCCAACTGTAAAAGCTAAATTGCAAACTACTAGCCGCCAATCTTCAGGCGTTGAAGGTAACTTCATTTGGCCTGCGGGTGGTACAGATTTGAACGGTTACAATGTTCAAACAACTACCTTAGTTCCTAGCAACTTGTCTAAAGGTAACGCTACTACTTTGTCAGCTTTGATTTTTGGAGACTTCTCTAAAATGGCTGTGGCAAACTGGGGCGGAATGGAGTTGACAGTTGACCCTTATTCTGGTGCAACTGCTGGCTTGACTAACGTAGTGCTTAACGCTTATTTGGATACTGCCCTTTTGAATCCTGCGGCCTTCGCAGTTTGTAAAGACATCGTAGCCTAATAGCTTGCCCGCTCGGGGGCGTTAAATTCCGAGTGCTGTGGGGGGTCTTGACTGTACCCCCCTCGGGCCAAATGTTAGTAAAATTTTTGATTAATCCAACAGGGCACTTTAACCTTAGTTATAACTTGGGCGAAGTGGTAGAGATTGAAACAAAGCAAGCCGAGTTATTACTTGAGGCTGGGGCTGTTGAAATTGTAGCTACACCTAAGCCGAGTAAAAAGAAACCGACTAACCCAGAGACCGAACTAGACGCAGAATAATGTTTAAAAGTAGAAGATACACAGCCTTTGCAAATGTCGCCACAGACTACTTGAGTTTAGCCGATGCTAAGCAGCATTTGCGCGTTACTGCCTCAGATGATGACAGTTATATTACGGGGCTTATTTCTATGGCCGTAGATACTTGCAGCAATTACTTGGGCTACTCAATTAAGAAGGGAACGGCAAAATATGGCTTTGATGGCTTTACGGGCTCGCCTGCGCTAATCAATCCCGTTAATGGGCTCAATATACCTTCAGGCAATTATCTACGCGTAAATAGCCGCGTGTTGGCTGTGAACTCTGTAAGTTATGTAAACAGTAGCCAAGCGGTAACGGCATTTGCTGGCAGCGATTGGATAGTAGCGCCTGACCCAATGGGCAACTATACGCGAAATATCTTTATTAATACCGCGCCAACTTCAATTACTGACGATACGATAAAGTATATTATTGAAGTATCTGAGGGATTTAATCCAGTTGGAACTAGCGCAGTAGACCCAGATACTATTTTCCCAATGGCAATTAAACACGCGTCTTTGTTATTAGTGGGCCAGTATTACGATAATAGGAATGCCGTAACGATTGGAGCGAATAACTCACCGATGGCGTTAGGCTTTGAGTACCTTTTAGACCCTTACAAAATACAAATTATACTATAATGCAAGCGGGCGCAATGGATGTACTAGTTAGTTTGCAGAGTTACTCTGAAACTATAGACACGAATACAGGCGAAAAATTGCAGACGTGGACCGAATACACAAAGGCTTGGGCCCAGCGCGTAGAGCAGGAAAACGGAACCGAGCAAGTTAATGCGGACCGCAGAGAACATAAGCAAATAGTTTATTATACCGTGCGCTATAACTCGGCAATTAATGTTAAGCATAGAGTTGTAGAAGCGGGTAGTAATCATAACATTGTTAACATTGCAAACGTAGCAAGGAATTTATATTTGAAGTTGGAAACGGAACTAACAGAGTGAGCAATAAAGTTGAAAATATCGCGGAGGTTATTAACTCATTAAAAGCGATGGGCGTCGAAATAGATAGCCCAGATTTACAGCGTATGCTCAAAGCTCAAGCGTTACCAATAATCAATAGTGCAAAAAACTTAGCGCCTAAAGATAGCGGAGACCTTGCAAAGTCGATAGGCTTTATTACTGGGAAGGATAAGGATAACAAGACTAAAGTATTAATAGGGTTGCGCAAGGAATATTATAATAACTATCTAGGCGTCATGTTTGAATACGGGACTGTTTCGCGTATCCAACAAAGCACAGGACGTTATACTGGCATCATTGAAGCGCGCCCTTTTATGCGCCCTGCATTGGACCAAAACGCGGGCAAGGTAACGGACGGGATTATTAACGGAGTAGATAAAATACTTTCTAAATTAGCAAAAAAAAATAACTTAATATACAAATAAGATGGCAACTACTGGACCAGTTAACGGCACGCTTATAAGCATCTTTAAAGATGTAAGCGGCTCACTTAAAAAAATCGCTAACGCGACTTCTCACAGCTTCGACGTGTCTAAGGATATGATTGACGTTACTTCAAAAGACAGCGCAGGCGCAAAGGAATTTATTGCTGGCGAGTATGGCTACACGCTAAACGTGGAGGCAATTTTTGAAGATGACGCTAGCGTTGGAGCAACTCAGCAATCTTTTAAAGATTTAGCTACTGATTTATTGGCAGGCACTTTGTTGACTATTGTAATTTCTACAAACGTAACAGGCGACGAAAAATATACTGGTACTGCTTTCTTTACTAGCTTAAGTTTGAGCGCACCAAACAACGACAAAGCAACTTGGACAGGAACCTTGCAGGGCTCTGGAGCTTTGACTATTGGTACAGTATCTTAATAGTATTATATTTGTGCCATGAGCACTACAATTAAACTAGGGGGTGCTGAGCATCCCCTTTTATTTAACATGAATAGCCTTCGTAATATTATGGAGGTTGCAGGTATGGAAACTTTTGCAGATTTAAACCTACAAAAGGACTTAGCAAAGTCTATGGATTTTGCACTAAGCTGCGCGTTTTATGGAATTTTAGAAGGCTACGAGGCCCAAGATAAAAAGACGCCCTACCCAACAGTTCAAAAATTAGGAGCGTCTATTAAAAAGTTCCAAGATATTAGTCCAGCGTTGGAAGGCTTCACCGCTGCAATTACGGAATTTTTTGCACCTGCTGAAGAGACAGAGGGGGAGTAAATGCCAAGGGCGACAGCGCCCCGCTAACTTGGCGCAAGATTGAGCGCATAGCTTACGGCGAAATGATGCTAAGCGAAAGGGAGTTTTTACTTTCTACGCCTCGCTTTTGGCGTTTGAAATTGGAAGGGATGCGCGAGGCTCAGCAGCAACAGTATAGAAACCATTGGGAAATAACCCGCTGGGCAGTTGCTACGGGCATGGCCCCACACTTAAAGAAACCCATAGAGCCCAAACGGCTGTTAACATTTCCTTGGGAGGAGTCCGATTACCTATCAATACACGACGCTTTAAAACTATATTCGCATGTCTTTGATAAGTTAACCCCAGACGCCAAAGCATGAGCGCAAATAAAATAGTTTACAATATCCTAAGTAACAACGCTGCGCTCACTGCGCTAATATCTACGCGATTAAACCCCGTTAGAATACCACAGGAAAGCAGTTTTCCAGCTGTGAGTTACCAGTTAGTTAGCGAAATTCCTAACCCTACAAAGTCAGGGCATAGCCGCACAGAGTTTGCACGCGTTCAAGTCAATGCTTACGGGGTTACTTTAGCAAGCGCGGAGTCGGTGGCTTCTGCTATTCGCACGGCGTTTGAGGCAGTAAATTTGCCCAATACTTTTAACGGGATTAAATGCCAAACGATAGAGTTTGACGGGGAGCTACAAACCGCCGACGATACGGCAGGCTTTGCGGGGTTGTACCAAATTTCTCAGGACTATATAATTAATTTTACCCGTGGCTAAAAGTTTAAATATTGTAATCGGTGCAGACATTGAGAAACTGCGCGAAGGCTTTAATAAGGCTATTCAAGTAGTTCAATCTTCAGGCAAACGCATGAGCGACGACGTGGCTAAGTCCGCTAAGTCGATGGAAGAGCGTTTGGCGTCTATTGCTACGCGTAATCCTACAATGGGAAGCGTAAGGCAGTTAACCCAATTAGCAATGGAAGCGCGGGCTTTAGGTCCAGAGTTTGCCCAAGTTGCTAACGAAATAATTAAACAGGCGGGCCGCATGAAGGATGCGATAGCAGACACGCGGGGGGAGGTTGCTTATTTTGCGAGCGATACGCGTAGACTGGATGCGGTTTTAAGTGGTATACAAGGAATGGCTGGAGCTTTCTCTGCGGTGCAGGGGGCTATGGCTTTGGCAGGAGTTGAAAATAAAGACTTACAGGCCACCATGGTTAAGTTACAGGGAGCCATGGCCTTAGTGAGTGGATTGCAAGCCGTACAAAATACCTTACAACAAGAGAGCGCAGCGGTGCAGGGATTCCTTGCATTGCGCACTAGTGTATTAACCGCCGCACAAACTGCTTACGCTACGGCCTCAGCTGGAGCGATTGGAACGCAGAGGGCTTTAAATATAGCAATGGCTGCCGCGCCTTACGCTTTGGCTATTGCTGCGATTAGTGCTATTGTAGTTTCGATTGCGTCCTATGCCGATAAAATAAAAAAAGTTAGTGCAGAGCAAAAATTATTTAATGAAATAAATTCAGAAACTCAAAAGAATTTTGAAGAGGAAGTAAAAAGCGTTAGCGGTTTGTTGGCAGTAGTTAACAACCATAACGCTAGTATGAAGGAGCGCAGAAACGCCCTAGAAGAAATACAAAAAATTTATCCCGATTTCCTTGCAAATCAAAGTCTAGATAAAGTTAGCAGCGAGCAATTAAAAACTGCAACCTCTAATTTAACGGCTGAAATTTACAAACAGGCCAAAGCAAAAGCAGCATTTACAAAGTTGCAAGAGCTTAGCGCAAAAATGATTGATTACGAATTAGGAAAGCAGCAGGCTCAACTCTCAACGCAGGCGGAAATAAATAGATTATACGCAAGCGGAGCAACGGCTTCACAGGTGCAGGGCTTTATTGAAAGCCAGCAAAATCTAGGAATTGCAGCAGCACAAAACGCGGTTAAAATTCAAAGCCAAATCGACGCGATTATTAACATGAGTAACGCGCAGGGCTTAAGCATTACACCAATTACCAAAACTACTACGGCAATAGAAAAACAAACCGCCGCAGTAGTAGAGGCAACGAACGCGGCTAAGGCTGCGGACGTTTCGGGCTTCAAACCTTCAGAGCAATTTGCAGCACCAAGCGCACCAACTTTAACAAAATTTCGCGGGGCTTACGCCTCGCATGACATGACTAAAGACCTGCAAAAGAATACTGGAGAGCAGGTAAAAATAATGTCAGATTACGAGCAAAAAATGGCAACCGCTACGGATGCAGTTAATAGCTCTTTTGCTTCTTTACAAATGGAGGCTGCGGATTCGTTTGCTCAATTTATTGCAGCGACTGCGGCGGGCGATAAAAACGCGGGCAAAGACTTTGGCAAAAATATGCTAGGCGCAATCGCTGGCTTTATGGACTCTTTGGGTAGGGCTATTATCGCAACGGCCATAGCGTCCAAAGCATTTAAGGAATTGATATTAAAAAATCCCGTAGCTGCTGCGGTGGCGGGTGTGGCTTTGATAGCAGGTGCAGCAATTGTACGCAACTCATTAAAAGAAGGCCCAAAGGTTACAGCTTTTGCCGATGGTGGTATAGTTAGCGGTCCAACGCTCGGACTTATGGGAGAATACCCCAACGCTAGGAGTAACCCAGAAGTTATAGCGCCGTTGGATAAATTAAAAGGCATGTTAAAGACAAATGAGAGCAGCGGCTTTGTAGCTTCTACAAGTATCCAAGGCAGGGACTTGGCAATAGTTTTGGAGCGTTATAATAAAGATAGCAAAAGGGGATAATGGCACGCAAATATTTTGGAAGTTTTAAGAGCATACAGAATATAACCCACAGGGTAGAAATTTGGGACGGACCTAACGGCACTACTCCCGAAATACTTACTGGCTTATATGCGACTCGCGTAACTGCTGCGGGTGGATACCAAGAGGCGGCAGGATGTTTGAGCACTAAGTTAAACGCTTTATCTGGGAGCACAGAGTTAACGCTTGCAGGCGAAGGTTATAATATAACACGCAAGGGCGAGGGCGATGAATTGTACACAAACTACATACGTCCTAGCCGAGTTGCTACTTATTGGGTTATGCCTAACGACACCGTCCTAAATGATTTTGAATCTATCGCCACAGTTACAGAGCAGTACTGGGCTATATTAATTTACAAGGACGGCGTTTTGGATTATGTGGGCCGAGTTCTAGCGGACCAGTTAACGCGCTTAAGAGAGGCGATGCAGGCAAAGCCAGTTGTTGAATTAACGGCAGTTGACGGCTTAGAGTTATTGAGTGGTTATAAAGTAGATTCAACGGACTTCAGCAACGGCAAAATAACAATAGCGCAAATGTTTAGGCGCGCGTTGGATTCGCTAGCATTAAAAGAGTATTGGGTAGTTAACGGAACGCAAACGGATTACTTCCGTGAGGCTTCAACAGTTTATAATACCGCAGCTTCACGCAAAGGCTTTGATTTGGAAGAGGTCGACCTAAATACTTTTGTAACTGGATACGACCAATTTAAAGACGTAAGGGTTACGGATGTAAACCAATTTATCTACGCCTCTAATAATATGCTAGATTACGCTCAGGCGTTAGAGCAGTTATGCGAAATTAAACAAGCGCGCTTGATTCACTCGCAGGGTAAATACTGGCTTGTAAGTTTTGCGGATTATATAGACACAACAATAACCTACCGAGTTTATAGTTATACGCTTCAGTTTCAAAGCACGACGGCGACCTATGCACACCGTCAATTTTTAGGCGCAACGGCTACGCGTTCACAATGGGAAGCCAAGCCAACGCTCACGCACCAAGTTGCTGCAAAGTTTGTACAAATTGACACCGAGCGCAGGCTAGGAATTGGAGTTTATAGAAGTTTTTTTTATAGTTCAGGGCTAGATTTAGCAGGAACTTTTACAGACATACTGACTGGCAGCACTCCAGATACTGCGCCTATTCGTGTAAGGTTTAATATTAAATTTACTAAGGCTTATTTAATTATCAGCGGGGGCGGTTTGCAAGCTGAGGACAAAACAGAAGTATCTATTAAAATATACTTAACCGATTCTAGTGGTAATATCAAAATCTTAGATACAAATAATTGGTATTGGATAACTCACACGGGCGGCGTGGGTACTGTTCCAGTTTATAAGGAAACAATAGACACCAGCAATCAGTCTAGTACTTGGACGACTTTTAACTTTGATAAAAATTTAACGACAGCCCCCGCAGGTTTTACAACTTTAAACGTAGCAGTTACTAACGTAGTTGGCAAATGCTTTACATTTAAAAAAGGAGGCTCTGGCTCGGGAACAACTACCTCGGTAGCTAAAAGTTTTTGGGGTGCAATTAATGTGGCATTTGCAGACGCTAGCCCGTACAATAATCCAGACTTTACTTTTGATATTACTGAGGTCTACACCCCTGCAGCTGCAAACTCTGTTAACTCGGTCCCTGTATTACTTAATCCTAAATACTATTCAAGTAATAGTAAATATGCGACGGGGGCGATACGGGTTTATAACGGCTCGGCTTATGTGCTAGGTACTTCTACTTGGCGTGGCGGTTGGGATTCTGTAACGCAGGGAACTATAACGGAAATGCTAGGCAATAGCGTGGCGGGTTTGTATAAGGATTTTATGCCAGTTATACAAGGCACTTGGGTAGATAGCGGAACTTTGACGGCAATTAAATCCCTTTACTTTGACGATTATACTTGGATATTGCAAGGCTGTCAATACTCTGCAAGAGCTGAGCAATGGGCAGGCGAATGGGTTGCAATTATACCAACCTATACAGGGCTTACTGGAAGCGGTGAAGGGCTAAGAGTTGGCACGGGATTAGGGGACCGCGTGAATTATTTGGATATGCAAGTATCTAATATTAACGACCAGCTTGGCGGCATATCCGATTCAGTTAAGCAAACCCTTTCTAACGAAGTCAGCGGAAGCCCTGCGACTGCACCGATAGTTAATACTTCTTATGAGGTTATGCTTCAATACGACGCGGCAAATACAGTAATGGAGTGGAAACTGCAAGAGCAGGGCAATTTTAAAACTTACACGGTTGGAACCTCTGCGCTGGATACAAACTTTGAGGGGCATTTGGCAGACTGTACGGCAGGCAATATTATTCTTAACCTACCTGCTGCAAATGTTTCTAAGGGCAAGCGTTACTACTTTGTAAAGTCTGGGGCTGGACATACCTTTAGGATTAACGCCTATACAGGGGAATCTATAAACGGCGCAGACCACTTACTTTTAAGTGCAAACTACAATAGCCACACGATTATTTGCGACGGTACCCAGTGGTTTATTATTGCAGCGCATCCGTAATTTGTTAACGCGTAAAACTGTCTGCTTTTGTAATTTTACCACATGGCACAGGCTAGCATTGATATAGTAGCAGGCTCTCAGGGGTTTAAGTTACACACCGCAGCGACGGTTACAGGCGTTTCTTATGACGCTTTAGTAGTTCGCGAAGACACAGTATTTACTTCTTTTACCGTACAGGTAGACTTTCAAACCGCTGCAAATGTATTAAGCGCAAGAGGTATGTCTAGCGTTACCTTCCAGCAGGGCGAGTATTTGCCAGCAGGTAAGAACGCTAAAATTACTGGCTTTGTTATTTCGTCTGGCTCTGTAATCGGATATTAAAAATGCTTTCAACTACTCCGCTAGGAATTGGCACACGAGGGGGCAGTTACAAAGGTCAAGGCTGGCCTATTGTAAAGTCGTATAAAGCTAGGGTAACTGCCGACGGCGGATACTACGAAGCCGTGAGCTGTTTGTTGAACAAATTAAACAACTTATAAAATGAGCGACTTATTAAATAGTGCCTCCCTAGTTTTAATACCAAGCGGATACTCGGAAGACAAAGTATACAGCGCAGTACCAACCGACGGAAGCGGCGATTTAAGTTTTACTCG